AAGTACATCAGTCTTCGGAAGTTCCTTATGTCCACTATGGACGAGGGACAGCGAGCAAAAGTCAACAAAGGAGTACTAGCTAAGATCAAGGGTGGCTCTGAGCGGGTTGTCCTAGAGTATTACAAGAATCATGGTATCCTCCATGATATAGAGGATTAAATAATGGCTTCATTCACCAATCAAATCTCTGAACCGACTACCACGGCCTTCCAGGCTGTGCAACGGTCCTTTAATAGTGAGGTAGACACCTCCACAGGTGCCTTAATTGGGAACCTTGGTAAGTTAGCATCTGGTGGAGCCACTTTGATGGCTGAGATCGGCGCTGCTGATCTAGGCTTTGCAACTGAGACAGCCCTAACTGATGTAATCGAACAGTCTGTACAAGACCCTGACTTCTTCAACAAAGTACGGTCAGAACTAAGCCTACCATCTACTGTGAGTAACACCACGGCTGGTCGTTTGAAGCAACAGTCGATATTGACACGCCTCAAAACCGAGGCAGGGTCTAACCTACGAAAGAGAGCAGCCGTTGATGCCGCTGCCAAGAACGTCTTAGGTATTAGCCCCACTGCTGGCATCTTAAACAGCCAAGAGCAGATAGAGGTTGATAACCGTCGAGCCGCAACAGCCACTCTAGCCCGTAGAGTGACACAGGCCCGTGCAAATGGCTTCGTGGGTACCGATTCCCAAGTGTTGAATGCCGCTACCCTCATAGCCCAGTCCGGTGTCACCCTGTCAGCCGCTAACACAGCTGGTAAGTCAGCTGGTAGTATCTCCAGCGGTACCTACCGTGCGAACCTCCAACCTGTGTTCAACCAAGCCCGTGACAGTGCCGTGGTGTTTGCGGGTGGGCCGTTGATGAATATGCTTGAAGCCTACAGCACCGCCTCCAAAGAGGATAAGGCCGTCTTAGCTGCTGCTATGGGTAACGAGATTACCAATGTCAGGGCTAACATCATGCGTACCTTCAATCGTGAAGATGGAGGGGTTGGCCTGTCACCGAAGGAACTGGACTACATCATGAGTCCTGTTGAGGCCATGTTCCAGCAGCTAGGCACCACCCTCGGCCTAACCCAGGGTGACCTGACTGAGGAGAAGGCCCTTAAGCAGCTTAATGAGCAGGCTGGCTTCGGTCTTGGCTTAATGAAGACCACCATCCTGACTGATATGCTGAAAGGCCCTGCTGTCCAGAAGCTCATGGTAGCTAGGGAGCTAGGTGGTGACGTATTCGCTGGTCGGTTGCTTAAGCTCATCCCAGACCTCAGTGCTGAGCTTGAGGATTTGTCCGATAGCAGCGGTAAGTCTAAATCTTCTATGGTAAATAACACCCTCGACTACCTGACTACAGGTAACAGGGAAGAGACAGCTGACATTTACCAGAAGATGGTGGATCAGAAGATATCACTGAAGATAATTACTGATGTGGACCCTAAAGTTGTTGAAAGTCCGCAGGTACTGGAGAATGTCTCTAACTTGGTGATTGGTGGTATATTACAGGATAAGACAGTAGCTAACCAGACTTATATCGTTGAGGTTCTGAGTGGAGGTAACGGATTGGCTACTACCAGGGCTGTCCTGAAGAGCCACCCCGATGCCGGTAAGCAGATGGTTAATTTCTTCATTAAAACATCTCACCGTAGCTACGCCCAAGCCGTAGAGGAGTTAGCCCACAAAGCTAAGGAGCTAGAGACACCCATCTCCACTGAGGACGGCAAGTTCTCCTTGAAGGCTACTGACCTAAGAGAGGCAATGCGCACCGGCTACTCTGACATAAAGGAGTACATTGACAAAGCTAACCACTCCTTAGACCTGATGATGAAGTACAAAGATTTCACTACCTCTTCTAAGACAGGTGAAGTCACCGTACGTAAGGGTATTATTACCAGTTCATGGGACCTCCTTCAGAGGGACCTCGCTAAGTCTGAAAAGACTTCGTTCTTTAAGTTTAACGTACCTCCTAAGCAGTACGCAGAAACTAGCTCATGGTTTAAGAGTATGACACCCTTCTACATGTGGACTGAGGAAGAGAAAGCCGCAGTAAAGGTCCTGTACCCTTCGATACAGCTGAAGGACGTCCTCAACGGGGTCAAGGTTGACAAGGAGAATAAGATAGTCTTCTGGGATACCCCAGATGACTGAACAACTACAAATGATTGACATCAAGGACCACCCCCTGCACGGTGACTTCCAAGTAGAGGTACCACAGGGCTACGATACTTCCCAGATACAGGAGTATGTAGGCACCCTTGACCTTGACCTACTCTTAGGAGCACCAACTCAGGAAGGAGTTACAGATGTGGAGAAGCTGAAGCAATTTGAGAACTCTGCTGGCTCAGGATTCCGTGAAGGTAAGTGGTTTGCTCATGACTCACTAGAAGGTGGGACGCAGAGCATAGCTTATGGTCGTAAGCTCAGCCAAGAAGAGCAAGACTCAGGCATGATTGACATCAAAGGCTCTATGGTTGACTGGCGTCAAGGCCTAACACAGAACCAAGCTAACGATGTCTTTGCCAAGTCCACTGGAGATGCCCGTGATGTAGCCATGGCCTCACTGGTTAAGGTAGGTATGGAAGGTGACCAGAACAAAGTCGATTCCCTAACCAGTTTGATCTACAACGTAGGCTCTGGTGCCTGGGGTGAGTCCAAAGCCAAGGCATTCCTTGAGACAGGCAACGTTGAGGACTTCATGTACGAGGCCTTCGACAGTAAGGTAGGCTTCATCAACATTAACGGTAAGCCTTCCAGAGGGCTGATCAGACGGCGTGGTGAGGAAGCTACTCTGTTCGGTGCTACTGAGACATCTGTGGCTAAGGAGGATAGCACAGGCTTTGTCCAGATGATACAGGACACATTGAGTTTCCTTAATCCCATTAGTACGGCAGAGGCGCATGATCTAATAGAGACACAGGGTGGTGCTATAGCTTTAGGTAGTAATTATAAGGTCTCTAGTGGGGATACCTTAACAGGCATTGCAAAGAAGTTTGGAACAACTGTTGAACAGTTAAGAGACCTTAATAGTGATATTACTGATCCTAATAAAATTGCAGTAGGACAGGAAATACTTCTTACGTCACCTGGAGAGGTCCCAACTGCATCTGAGCCTGAGCCTGAGCCTGTACGAAGTCCTCCCACTACTACTACTACTACTACATTCAATACAGAAACTGGGGTATTCGACTTCTTTGATGCTGATCCTACTCAGACAGTGGAACCTAGTGGTTCTAGTAGCATACCAGAGCCGCCGTCTAGTGTGATAGCGCAAGCTACTCCTCCTCGTAAGCCTGAGGGAATATTAGAAACGATAGGCGCACCCGGTACAATAGTATCAAAGAACGGCAAACGGGATTTCAAAAGAACTGCTGAAAATCTTGGTAAGGCCCTTGATATGGATCTAGGTGATGAGATAATTGGTGATCAAAAAACTACTTTAGGTTATAGTGGAGGTCTTTTTCAACTCGCACCTTATGCTAGTTGGGTAGTAGCGGCTAATTTTCTTACAGGATATAAGGGAATTATAGATGAAGGGATGCTTAGGGGAAAAGAATTAGAGAAGCTTACAGAGATCACATTAGGCAGAATTAAAAAAGGTCAGAATAAAATTACTTATGCCTCTTTTGGTGATCCAAGTCAACCAGGCTATCAATCTAATATAGATCTTAGTCCATCAGTAAGGAGAATACTAAAAACTACTCTAGGTGCAGCATATATTGTAAAGCATGAGGGTAAAATTTTAATTGCTGATGAATATGATATGCCTATGGATAAAAGAGTTCTTAAAGCATTGGGTACAACTGAAAAGAAATTAAGGGATGCGAGCTTTATTGAAAAAATGGAATATATACTAGGGGTAAATGATAAAAAGAAAGGACTCCCCGATGTAGGCTCTAGAGGTAAGGTACATAGGTTTGGAGAACTCTTTGGGCCTCAAGAAGGAGATACTCTTTCTCAAAGATATACTCTTGGAACATTCGAAGACTTAAAATTAGAAGAAAAAGATATTAAGAATATTCCAACTTTAGAAGACCATGAGAAACGATTGCTGAAAGAGGGTAGACTTAATCCAGATAATGTAATTGCATTAGAGACTCCTTTTGACATCCCTATTGGGGGCGCTTAATATTGGAGAGAGTAGCACGTAACTTACCTAACACATAAAAATAACAAACGGTTATTAAAATAGTATAAAGAGGCCAGATGACGCATAGAGATAGAAGGACAAACTCATGGTAAGTAATGCCTAAAGCCTTTGCAGAGATGATGAAGAGGTCATCGAAGTCTAGGTAAACCTGCATGTACCATTGTTTGAAAGTCATATGAACACTCCTAGTATTATAACAGAATCAGTAACTACCTTACTACAGCTTATAAGTAGTATACAACAGAATCGCTTGCTTGTCAAGGACGGAGTAGACGGACTAGAATGCCTGATCCATTCGCAGCCCTAACCCCAACAGCTGAGCCTATTAAAAATACTCCGATCACACTGGAGCAGTTCCAAAGTGGTCTGGAAGCTACGATGCGTTTAGCTGTCGAGGTTATATCACCGGGGTCAGACCTACAGTATGCTAAGCAAGGTTCTGAACGTGCTATGAATGCCTTTCGTTCCGGTGATCCCTTACAGATGGGGATAGGGTTAGCTGAGATGATAGCTGGGTTGGGGGCTGTTGTTATCCCCGGCTCAAAGTTCATTAGACAGGGTGGTAAATCTGTTGGTAAGGCGGTAGATATTAAAGTACCTAAGTCCGTACGTAATGCACAGGACTCAATAGACAGGGCAGAGGCTAAGGTCATGAGTGATGGCTCTGAAGCTGAGCGTATCACCAATCCTAAGCAGCAGGGTGCAGCTACTAGAGCAGAGAACAGACTACGTAAAGTTATTAATGAAGAGTTCCCAGGTATGGAGACACAGGATAAGATTGCACTACGTACTGCTCTTCAGAATGGTGATGATACCTTCGCTATAAAGGCAGTGAGTGACGTTACCCCTAAAACAGTACTCAAGACTGAGGCCGACATAGTAGCAGCCATAGAGGACTTAGGTTCTTCGAAGTCTATCCTGTCCATAGACTACAACAAGACAGGTATCTCTGTATCCAGGAAGAAGAGTAGGTTCGGTAATCCTAAGACAGTACGTAAGACCTTCAAGCCTGGAGTTATGTATGATGAGATCGCTGAGTGGTTCGAATAATTAGATGGGAGTGGATGAATAAACGGATGAGGGATATTGTATCAGTATTTATAGTCGCACTAGCAGTACTACCAATATCACCCCTGGTGGTGGTGGTGTTGATTGGATTATTTAACAACTAGAAAAGGACATATCATGTTTAACATAGTAGGTATGGCATTGCGCCTCGTTGAGAAAGCAGTTGGCTTTGTAGCTATTAAGTCTGAGAAGAACCCTAAGCAAGCCACTGGTTGGGCTGGCCTGGGTATCGCCCTTTTAGGGGTGGCTGGTATCGATGTTGGTACCATCAACTCAGCAGGTAATAATATCAGCTTATTAGGGACGTGGCTCAGTGGCGTACAGTGAGGTCCACTTTAGTGGCCCAGCGATCACTGAGTTTCATCCCAGGACAGTATTACGTGACTGGTGGTTTGAAGTACACGAGTCCTTTACATGTAGGTGGCGTACTTGTACTATCTGCATACCTGAGGGCCTATCGACTGACCTAGCTAGTATACCTCAGCTGCTCCAGAGTATCATCCCTCTAGTAGGGAACCATCTTCAGGCGGCTATCGTACACGACATGTGCTACCGTTATCAGGTAGGTGTCAGTAAGAAAGACGCAGACGATATGTTCTACGATGCCATGCGCACCCTCGGGGTGAGTTGGTTGAAAGCAGCGACCATGTGGCAAGCTGTTCATCTCTTCGGAGGTAGAGCCTTTAAAGGAGGATAGTCGGATGAAGTGGTCAATGTATAAGAATGGTGGACCTAAACCAATAGATAACAATCACCCCATAAAAGGTCCCCATCCTACAGATATAACCCCTGAGGATCACGCTGTACAGCCAGTATGCGATACCTGTGGTAGGGAGGGTCCAAACGTAGACCGTTGCCCCCATAGCACCCCTTAAGTAACCATCTAGGGCTAGTTCACTCTCTGTTCCTCTAAGAACTCTACCAATTCAGGATTCATAGGCCCTGTTGACACCATACGTATGGAGGTATAGCCTGATAGGGCGACTAGTCCAATAAACATGATCAGTGTAAAGGTGTAGATGAGACGCTTCTCCTTCCGAACACGCGCATCCCTACCTGCTTCTACTATTGCTATGATGTCTAACTCACGCTTGATCTTATTATGGTAGTCACGCTTATCCTTGTCTTTCCAGTTTTCCATTACCACGCTCCCTAATGGCTGCGGCTAGATCGTCTAGGTTGCTAATCTCAAACATCAGATCAAGTATTGCCTCGCGCTCCTCCTCGACAGCCTCACGGATGACTTGAACATACTTTGGACCTAGTGGGTAATTTTGAATATGTACCCATGCTATTCTCTCTTCTGGGGTCATTTGTCTAATTCCTTCAAGGCTTGGCTTGTGTGCTTCATATAAACGTCAACATCTGAGTCATAGCTCCAGTTCTTAAGAACTTCATTGTAATCCTCAATCGCTGCATCCGTGTTACCTTGAGCGATTGCCAAGTCAGCCTCAAGACTCTCTATCACAGCCTCAAGTCGCTCTATCTCACCACGCAACTCATCAAGCGTAGACTTGTATAAAGTAGGGTGAATGTTATCCAACCAGGGTTTTACTAGTTCATTCATCACTCACGCTTCCTAATGGCTGAGGCTATGAACTCTTTCGTCGGGTTCATATGTTTATTCGGCACAGTTTCAGCTTGCTTGGCGCACTCTTCACGCTCATCATCTATGGCTTCGGTAATGGCGTCTGAAATGCTGGATTGAAGGACAGGCTTGCCAGCCGCCTTGATTATAATATCTGCTGCTCTCTCGTCAGGTGTCGTCTCCCCGTAGTAGAGATACCTATACCCCTCATCTGTATTATCTTCACTCAAAGCTCATCTCCTTTATCAATCGCTGCATGTACCACTCACCCTTATCTAAATCCTGGGCGGGGTTCTCCTTATCTTGGTAGCGCCACATATACTTCATAGCGTTACCCTTGAGGAAGCCATGGAAGGCTTCCCTAGTCATGCTTGCCTTGATGGCATCGACACACTCAATGGCACCCTGTGTGTAGTGGTTAGGCGCATTGACTTGGTCGCTGTACACCTCCTTCGACTTACGTATTACGTTACTATCTGTGATAAGAGGTCCTTCTGCCCACTCCCTCTCTAACATAGGTGGGTTAGCTGCGTGGTCAGACATAATCTCCTTGACGGTTGTCTCCAATTCTGTCTGTGGTAGGTGATGGTGTGGGTTTATGAAGTGATTCTTTGTCCTTGGTATTGCCATCTTTCTTACTCCAATCAATACGTTTGTAGCCCTCGTCATAGGTTAGTGTCTGTGGTCCAGTGCGGTACTTGTCTTCGTGTAGCTCTATCCATGTTGTCATAAGCACTCCTTACTGTGTATGGTTTCTATTGTAAACTTATGAGTCATCTTTGCTCATGGACTAGGTCGGCCACCATACGTATTTTATATTACAGTATCCACATACAGCAAAGCCGGTTTCTGTTAAAGAATACCATACAGCAGGATGATCATTATCGCATTTAACTGTCTTGGTGTTTACTTTAATGATTTTATCTTTCTCAGGAATAATATAGCTGCCGCCTTCATCTTCCCAGGCCATGACGATGCTCGTGTCCATAACGTCCTCCTTTTGTTCACTCATTTTTCAAGTAATGACCGATATATAGGTCGTATAACTATTAAATGACCCGTATATCGATCATTGTATTCTTCATTTCTGGTATTGATACTGCCTGCCCCCTTATGTGGGATAGGGAAGTTTCGCGAGTAAGGCGTTAATACGGCGTTCTCTATTGCGGCAATCAGTCACTGTGTTCATTTGGACATCTATAATACTTTCAAGACGTTTATTCTCAATTTGAAGTTTCTTAATGTCGTTGGCGATGCTCGTGTCCATCTCACCGTTGTTAAACTTACAAACTCTTTTAGTCACAAGTCTTATCTCCCGTCTCAGGATCAATGAAGCAAGCAGCACCGCTAACCGAGCTAGCACCCTCCTGTGTAAGCTCTACCTTATTGAGGATACCGTAACGCTTACCAGCTGCCCTATATGTGGTGCAGCCCTTGAGCTTACCTCTCCATGCCTTCATGTAGATGTCCTTGAACTCATTGAAGGTAACACCGTCACCTACGTTGATGGTCTTACTGATGGCACTATCAATGAACGGCTGGACTGCTATCTGCATGTCCAAGTGTTGATCAGTTGTTAGCTCGTCAGCTGTCTCACCTTTCAATCCTGTGAGGGCGTACACATAATCTTTGACACGTACGATGCTAAGTGTATGCCCCATCATGACAGTACGGTCAACCTCGTGTGCGAACACAGGCTCAAGGCCACTGCTTATGTTGTCGGCACCGAAGCTAATAGTACCACACGGTGCTATGCTGGTCAGGTGGCTGTTACGTATGCCGTACTTACTTATTAGCTTTTGTAGTGCGTTAGGTAACGCCTTAACGTGGGCAGTATTGAGGTACTCTTTCGTGTACCCAGGGAAGTGACCCTTCTCTTTGGCGAGGGAGCAGCTGGCTTCAATTGCCGTGGTGCTAAGGGTCTTAGCCACCTTACGGACGAAACGAACTGCTTCCTTACTGCTATACCTGATGCCGCATAATGTTAGGGCGTTTGCTAAGCCAGTGAAGCCTAGCCCCATACGCCTCTTTATCTTTGCTTCTAGTTCTTGTTCTGGTAGAGGATAACTCGTACGATCAATCACGTTATCCATAGCTCTGACCACATAGGGTATGTCAGCCTTAAGTAAACCGTAGTTCATACTTCCAGAACCTACGTACTTGACAAGGTTGAAACTACCAAGGAGACAGGCCCCAAACGGAGGAAGCGGTTGCTCTCCACAAGGGTTACTGGCTTCAATGGTTTCACAATAGTTGAGGGGATTCATCTCATTGATACGATCTAAAAATAAGACCCCTGGCTCTGCCCAATCGTAGTTAGACCGCATGATTTCATCCCATAGTGCAGATGCATCCACACTATCGTGGACAACACCGCCGAAGGTAAGATCAAACGACTCACCAGTCCTGACGCATTCCATGAACTTATCTGTAATGCCAACACTGATGTTGAAGTTCTTAAGTGATACTTCATCACGTTTAGCACGAACAAACTCCTCTATGTCTGGGTGATCGACACGTAGCACTGCCATCATGGCACCACGGCGGTGTCCTACCGAGCTAATAACCTCACATATCGCATTATAAATTCCCATGAACGATACAGGCCCACTAGAACTAGAGCCAAGGGATGCAATAAGACTATTGCGAGGGCGAAGCCCACTAAAGTCATAGCCAATTCCACCGCCTCGACGCATTGTCTCAGCTGCTTCGGTAGCCCTGAGCATAATGCTCTCCATGCTGTCTTCGATCTGACCAGACACAAAGCAATTGAATGCTGTAACATCTCTTGGACTCCCCATTGATATCTGCACACGCCCAGCGGCCATGAACCGTTGGTGCATGAGGATAGACTTAAGTGCTTGACGGTGTTCCTCGTTATCAGCCATAGCTGCTGACTGTCTGGACATAGCCTCTACGAATGGCTCGTTAGGTAGCCTGTGCTTAGTAGTATGAACAGCGTCACAGGCTGGTACTTGTGGTCCGTACATCTATGTGTTCTCCCTATTCATCTGTACGTAGTTGAACTGTGATTCCATCCTAATGGATAAGGCTGTTACTGATAACTTCGCCATGACGTATGTCTTCCTCTAATGGTATGGCTATACTCTTAAGTACTAAGTCACATGCTTGAATAACGTAGTGGTACCTACGATCTGAAATGTTTGGTATATCTAACTCACGGGTTAACCTAATAAATAGGTTGAACCGATTAACTAAGATGTCAGGGTTAAAGAGGTTTATGTTTTCGTTATCATCAATCTCTTCACTCTCCCAAGGTAGCTTCATTATGCTTCCCCTTTCGTGTGTATTTGGTCTTGTCAGCTATGACACGTTGCTGGTACTTACCTGAATGTAGGTCAGTGACAATAGGATTATCTGCTAGGCCTAACTCTCTACGCCTACGTAGGGTTAGTTTAATATTCCGCTTCCTCATAGTCCTCTCCTAACACATCGTTCAAGAAGTAAATAAACCTTTCACTATCATTGTACAACAACTCAAGTGCTATGTCAATAACTTCTTCAGCTGATAGATCAAGAGTGTCAGCTAACTCAGGTCCTGTGAAGCGGTCAAGGATTCGCGATCTTAGCTCGTCTGGTTCTACCCTTATTAGTACTTCGCTTATTAGTACTTCGTTTAGCATTACCATATTCCTTTTGTAATGTCTTGATTGATACGAATTGCGGATCGTATCGACCGTCCTCAACGTCACGTTTGATGACCACACCTGACCACCAAAGTGCTTCTGACTGTGCGTTGTTCCACCCACTGAGGTAGTCCTGATAGCAGCCAGCTACCAACCCCATGATGCGCTTGCCTGATGCATCCACTGTTGATGCATAGTCAATAAGGTGGCTATGCCCAGCGGTACAGCTGTGGTGCTGCTTGTTGATCAGGGACTTGGCGGCATTCTCACCACCGACAGGCCTTCCCATAATACCGCTAGTAAAGTAATGACTATAAGCCACGCCATCCACGATGGCTGGTTCGAGAAAGGGATAGAACTCCCACCCGAACTCGTCATATTGCAGATCAAATAGACCGATAGTGCCATCAAGCACAGCGTCACACTCCACAGCCTTAACGATACGATGCTCATGATTGCCCTCCAACATAATGAAACGAGGCAGCTTCTTCTTAGATCGCTTGATAGCATGGAAGAGCCTCTCTTGTGCATCCAAGGTACAGTCAATGTCGTGACGATACCGCCTACCTTCGAACCCTTTTGTGCCTTTGTCGTAACTACACAGGCTAGGCATGTCAGCCATGTCGCCTAGGTTAATCACAACATCTGGCTTGAGGTCCAGTATCAACTTACCCAGCCATTCGAACCGCTCATTATGGTGGTCCGGATGTGCATGTTGATCTGGGATTACCAGATGGATAGTCATTGTGTCCACTCCTTTGGTATGAGCTTGTCAGCATAGAGGAAGCCGTGCTTCACACACCAGTCTGCGTATGTAGTCTTACTACCCTTGTATAACTTCTTCTGGGAGTTGCTAAATACGAACCGTATGTCTAAGTGAGGCAGCTGTTCCTTGACAAGCAGGTGTTTCTTTCTATCGTCACTGCTGAATAGTCCCTTCGCTTCGATGATGACACCGTTGGTCAGGGTGAAGTCAGGGGTATAGGTGTGGTTGGTGACCGGCTTGAAGTACTTGATCTTAAGCTTCTCGTACTTAAACCGTATCTTCTTATTGGATAGGTCAGTAGCTATGTGCTTCTCCAAACCACTCCTATACTTCCCTGCCCTCTTGTATTGTTGGTAGTACATCAGACAATATCAATCTCTTTACCATCCCATGTGAAACCAAGGTTCTCGATAGGCCACCCTGCACCAGCAAGGAACTTCTTGAACTGAGATAGTGGACCTGTTGGTGATATTAAGAAGGTACCATCAGGGTACTCCTGTTCGCTTGTTACCACAACATCCTCACCCATACGATAAGTAAGGATAAAGATTTCACTCCATTCATTCTCCATATCTACTTCTCCTGTTCAAACACATCAGGTTCACGTTCAACGGTAGTTAACCAACGAGGCCCGTTACCATACAGGAAGAGCCGCAGCCCTACCCCGTCATTGACATCAGACCAACAGCCATCTTTAAACGAACAGTAAGAGCACTGTATATTGAGCTTCATGTTGCCACTCTTACCGTCAGCAACAGGTTCGAAGCACCGTTCAGGTGGTTCAGGTTGTGCCACTACCTCTTTCATATGCTTGATACGATCAGGTACGTTGATCATATCCATCTCATCCACTGGCATAAGTGCCAGCTTGCTATTGTTCTTGTTCAGTGCCAGGAAGGCGGCTTTCGTTGTGCCCTTAGCATGAGCGTATGAACTGATCTGGGCCATATAGCCGAAGGGATCGTTGCCTTCATCAGCCAACGTGCCTTCCTTGAACTTCTTAAAGCCGTAATCAGATGCACTTTTAATGTCAGTAGGCACACCGTCAATCGACAAGTCCATATGTCCCAGTACACCTTCAATCTCCAACTCAGCTTGCTCATCAGTAACTTCATGTCCGCTCTCCTTGACTAAGTAGACTAGTAAGGCCTCAACTATATCACCCCATAAGAACTTAAGCCGTGTGTCAGCACTCAGTAGTTCCTTATCGACACCACCGTTGATCTCGTAATACAGCTGACGATCAGGCTTACCTAGGTTAGACATGCGAAGGTAGCTGTCACGCTCCCTTTTGTCGGGGTCCATCTGCCTTCGTACTGCGTAATCAATAGAGCATACAAACTCCTCTAAGTTCTTAGCGTCAGGTTTGTATCCTTCATCAATCATGTTCATGATATCAGGTACTACTGTATCAATCTTCATAACCCACGTCTCTTTTTGATATCTTCAGACGCTATGTGTAACATGTCAGAAGCTTCACTGAGGTTTTTATAGTCAGAAATCCACATGTCCCCTTCACATTCATGCATGGTATTAATAGGTTGTCTGACTAGAGGTGACACTAACATTATGAAGTCTTCGTAAGGCATCTGCTCATGCCAGTTTGACTTAACGTTACCCTTCTTAATCTTCATGTTGTATTCCTTTCGTATTTAAAGGAGTCCGGTATACCTGCCTCTCGCCGGCACCCAGGGGCTATTACATCTGCTGCCTATTCGATAACCCTGGCCCATTTGATTCAATTAGGTGAGTGGCTGAAACTTCCAAGATGTCGACGCTCTGGCTACTAACTACCCACCTAAACCCTACTTAGTCATCATCGAAGGGGTCATCACCATCCTCACTGGCAACGTCTTCACCCCAGTCATCATCCTCATCGTCATCATCCATAACCTCGTACTTGACGAGGTCAGTGATCATGATCTTGGTGATGCCAGCACTGATGCCAGTACCGAACTTGTTGTTCCATTCGAAGGCATTGACCTTAAACTTAGCCCTGGTACCGTTGCCGATCTCATCAGCCCCTACCTGTTCGACACCATCCTTGAACACGATCTTAATGGGGTACTGTGACTTAGCAGTGATGAAGGTACCTTTCATAGGCTTCTTCTCATCCGTATTGTTATCAGTGCGTAACTTAATGCCTTCACCCTTCAACGTCTTGGCCGCTGACTTGTCAAGGTTACCGAGATCAACTTGATACTTACCAGACATCTCGTTCTTACTGGCTAGGTTGGCCCAGTACACTGTTCCTTCTACGATAACACTCATGATATTTCCTTTCTACTCATTGTCTATAGTTATAGTATACGCCCTATGCGTAAGGCTGTCAACACTTAATGTGTCTCTGCCCATGTCAACCCCGTAGTGTACGATGCATCAAGGGGGCAGTTGAGGTTGAAGTGTTCACCCGCCCTGATGATTGCTTTGACGATGAGGCTACCTACCTCATCAGCCTGCTCCTTGAGTACCTCTACTTGGAACTCATCGTGTACTACTGCTACCATGCGAGCATCAAGGCCACGCTTGCGTACCCACATGTGCCACAGTAGCATGGCATACTTCATGATGCATGACTCAGCACCTTGAAGGTAGCACGACAGTGCATAGTGTGCACTTTTGATCTCTATTTGTCTTCCGTCGAGGCCAGCCATTCTTCCAAGTCTAGCTGCTTTGGTAGCTCGCCCTTTGAGTCTAGCAAGAGCCGGGAGATCATCAAGGAAAGCGTCTTTAACTCTTCGTCCATCGACTGTACTTCCTCCAATAATAAGGCCCACCTTCTCGTCACCAGCCCCAAGTAACCATGCATATATGAAAGTCTTTGCGATGTCTCGTCCACTCCACTGCTGTTTATCATCGTTCCATATTCCCTTGTCTATACCCATAGACTCTAAGTTCTTAGTGTGGATGTCACCATTGACAACCTCTTGTGTATAATCAGCATCATTCATGTAGTGTGCTAGAATACGTAGCTGGATGCCATCAGCATCACAACCTAGAAGGATATGAGTATCGCTATTACCCACAGTGAAACAAGACCGGCATACATCTCCGTAGGGAGAGGCGCTTCCCGGTATATTAGCCATATTAGGGCCACGATGAGACATACGATGAGTAATAGCACCGATACTAAGACAATCCCCGTGTACTCTATTGTCATATCCGAGAGCATCTAACCATCCTCCTACTTCCTTGTATCTGGATGACAGCATGGCATACTCACCTACTTCCTTGAATTCTTGAGGTGCATCATCACTGATAGTAGCTAGGTTCTCATCGTTGAGTTTCCACATGAACTCAGCCCTAATATCGAACATCTCCTTGGTTATCTCCTTATCACGTAGCTTCTTCTGTAGATTACGGTATCCTGTAGTACGTATAATAGGTGACCACCAAGGGTTAAGTCTTCGCACCTTCTGCTTAGGTGAGTCAAGATTGAACTCTTCCCACTTGACCCTTGTGAAGGGGCCACTTACGTCAGTGTACTCATCACCAAGAAACTTGATGCCTACCTTAGACAACACCCCATCCTTCCTATACTTGGGTGTTATCCCCCCGGCATGGTATGGCCTGTCATGCACAGCTGACGTGATGAGTGTATGTAACCCTTGTGCCTTGCTATTGAACATGGCGAAAAGCTGATGCGCCTTAGGTACATCAAGAGCAAAGCCAAGATCATGTTGATCTTCGAGATAGTGCGTAGTGAGATGCTCTATCTTACTGGCTTGTTCGCTGCCGAACCTTCCGCCTTCTGATTTTAGATATTTAGCTACCCGATAGGTGATCTCTACGTCAGTGATACACCGTTGCATCATGCCTGGGGTGTACTGTGTCCAGTCCTCATGCTCCACTTTAGGGAACCCGAGTGTCTCACCCCACGCCTTAAGGCTGTGACCACCCTTACGTGACTGCATCTGCAAACGTGACACCAACAGAGTGTCAGTCACACGGTTAGGCTTGATGCGTATGCCCATGATCTTTTTAAGTACACGTAGGTCGAAGGCCACGAAGTTGTGACCTATCCATTGGTGTACGTTAGCGGCATACTCAGCGAAGTCACCGAGATTATCAGGGTCCCATGTGTGTATCTCTCCAGTGTCCCAATCCTTACAGACTATACACCAGACACAGGTGACCTTATCAAGCAGCCCATCTGTCTCTAAGTCACAGACGACTGTGCGTTTAGGCATCTTCCATCTCCTTTCATAGATTCATCTTCACTTCTTGTTGGTACTCTTGCTGAGCTATCAATGCTAGTGTGTGGTACCCCATCCTAGTTAGTGCCTCTGAGATACCAAGCATCATACTAGGGCTGTTGTCCTTGTCTGCCCCTAGTAAGTACATCAATTTAAAGTCAAGGTATAGTCCCATTTCCTTAATAGTATACGTAGCTTCACGCATCTTCCATCTCCTTGTCTATCTCAGTGAGCCTACCTGTGTGTTGGTCGTAGTACAGGTACGAGGTAGGCCCAGTGATACCACTGAACCTGTTCTTCAACACACGTATAAGCGTGGTGTTACGTTCACGTTCATCCTCATGCTGGCCGTTGCGCTCAAGTCCAAGCACGATGTTACTGAGTTGACCAAGCCCTGCGGTACCTCGTAGGTCAGACAGACTTGTGATGCCACCTTCCTCAAGGGGCTTAGTTGTTTGCCGCCTTGTGTGTGCAACTGCACAAAGGTGGATATCCAAAGAGACAGTGAGTGCCTTAAGTTTGTGACCGATCTCATCTAGCATCTTTCTTTCATCACCAATCTGATCACTAACCATGAAGCTAATGTGATCAAGCACGATAAACTTACAGTCAAGACCCTTAGCAAGGTACGTTATTTTATCACATATATAGTCAACGTTGTTGTCACGCCAGCTATCATTGAGTGAGTGTACCCTGTCAGTACCCCATGTCCGCTCCGTTGCCTGTAGTAGCTCATCGTCACTTACTACTGTGTCAGGTAGGTGAGTGGGTAGGCTCAGATCAATAGACACAAGACCACGGGTTGTCTCCCATGATGTCTCTTCAAGATAGATCAGACCCACTGAGGTATCAGTTGTCTTGAGTACGTGGTGTGTTATCTCTCGTAAGACCTGTGTCTTACCTGTACCTGATCCAGCGGTAATAATAACGAACTCACCTGTCCGCATACCGTAGGTCACTTTGTTCAAAGCATCCCAAGGGTACTGGAAGTATGCTTCAGCACGAGGCTTAGTCATGATCTTATACGCTGCCTTACTGCCACTGAGTATGTCATCAGGTCTGTAGTGTTCAGCCTGCCACCATACTGTGTTGAACTCCTTAACCTCGTTAGCCTCAAGGTACTGACCAACGTCTTTGTATTTCAATTTTACTATCTTAGCCTTCTTAGGGAACAAAGAGGCAACCTGTTTAGCTGCTTTCTGTCCCGCATCATCGTTATCAAAGGCTATGATGATACCCTCGAAGGTATCAAGCCACTCGAACTCACGCTTACATAGCTTGTAAGCATCAGATGCTGACTTGACACCGACAACAGGGAACTTAGAACCCATCATCTGGAAGGCAGACATGGTATCTATCTCACCTTCACATAAGGTAACGAACTTGCCAGCCTTACTGAACAGGGGCTGGCCGAACAGAGTAGACTTCTTGATGTTACCCTCAGTGCTGAAATCCTTCGACGCTACCTTGCGCCTCTTGTATGCTATGGTGGTGCCGTCCTTAGCGTGGTACGGGTAGTAATG